GCAGACGCTACAATACTGGGGAGTGCGCCCAGTCCTGATAGGATCTTCTCTGCCAATTTAGCTTCGTTGTTATTGAAATCCTTAGCACGTACATTTTCTGCACGGGCTAGGAGGGTTGCTAGAGTTTGTGACATATTAAATTCCTGTTAAGTTAGTTATTAAGGGAGAAGGGAGATGCTGGCCTGCATCCCCCTTGTGACAGATGGGAGAACATCTGATATACTCGACTTGCCCTATTGGGCCGAAGGCCATACCGGGTAGCCTATTAGGTGAAGTTACGGATTGTCCATACTGCGGCTGGGTGCTTGCAGATGTACAACATTACGCCGTGCAGGTAAGAGACCATGGTGTTCTCGTGTCCGCCGCTTGATGCTGGCTTCAGCATGAACTCATCGCCGCCCTTAGCTCGGACTGGTTTGAAGTCTGAACCGTAGAATTCAAAGACCTTGTTACCATTCTTCTGCTCTGGGATACCGTAGATTCGGCTCTTCTTAGGGAATTCCGAAGTGTATGCTTCCACTTCATCATTACCGTGAATGTAAGCGAAGTACTTAATTCCGCGCTTGTTATCGGTAACCTGGTTGAACCGGCGATCAGTCTCTCGTGAGTTGATCAATTTAGCGTGTGACTCTGGAGCCATACACATCTTAGACCACTTGTACTGGTCGTCGCCGACATTAACCTTAACTTGGTCCATTGCCTCTTGGATCATGTTTGCATCCAATGGGTCAGCGCCGCCATCCAAGACGGAACCGGCAGTAGCACCTTCCATTGTGATGCCGTGGATCAATCGTCCATCAGCAGCTGCAAGGGATTCGATACCAGCAGGAACCTGAGTCAGTGTACCGTAATCGGCAGTGACAGTTTCCGACAAGTCAGCATTTGTGTCCTGGCCAATTCGGTAGAACAAGTCAGCTGCGGTAATAGCAGAGGCAGTGTAGGTGGTGTTGTTTGCTCCGGAAGCGGAGACAATCTGGAGGGTGACTGTGTCAGTCTTACGTGCCTTAGCAATTACCTTGTAGGCGTAGAATGCGGTTCCGCCAGTTGCAGCACGGGCACTTCCATCTGGTTGCTTGCAGAGGAGGAGGTCACCGAATTCAAATCGGCCGATTCCACCACGTGAGGTGTCAGTTGAAGATACAACAAGGGATACCCGACCAGTTGTGTTGATTGCAGCGTCACTCTTAGAGACAGCAGTACCAACTACACCAGTACCATCATCGTACCAGTCGGAGGCAATACGTCTCTTAGCGCCAGTAGTCTTGGACATGATCTCAATGCCGAGAGGCTCAGCATACTTCTCTGGAGAAGAGAGAGCCCGGTCATATACCGAGTAGTCAACTTCAACTGTTGCGTCGATTTCCTTGAAGTAAGCAGTGTGCTCACTAACAGTTACCTGTTGTGCGGTTGGGAATGCTCGTCCATTAGTTCCTGGGTTACGGTACTGGATTGCCGCTGGGCCGTACGAGTTCTGGATCATGAAACGAAGTTCACGTGCCTGGGTGTTACCCACGCGCCAGTTCTTGATATTCTCCCACTCCCGGTAATTCTGGGACAATTGATTTCGGACGCCCGAGCTGAATGCAATCTGCAAGAGATTACCCAGGTTGAGGGCGGATACATTAGTAAAAGCCATTTGTATTCCTGTTAATTGATTGTTGGTTAGTTAATTGATTTCCGATGTAACTGACTTCCCTTTTTATTCCAGTTCAGATGGTATACGTCCGGGGATGGTATACGTCCTATTGGTCCAATCTTGGTTGCCTATGTGTAGGGACACGTCTTTCGATGGTATCCCGATCCTTGTATTATCTACTCCCACAATTTGTATTATCCAGAGTTCTCCACATCCAGATATTATCCAGAAGCTGACCCCATTAGTAGGAGACACCCACTCATCTTCCTCTAGTCATTGCCCGCTTGAATGCTCCCATGAAGTCACCCTTTGCAATCCCCTCCCTCAGCTCCCTATCCGATGAGTTCTCCTTAGTAGCACTCGCCATCTGAGATTGAGCCTGCTCCTTAGCCTCGCGTCCCTTCTGCTTCAGTATAGCAGTAGCACCTTCTGTAGCACTCTTCTTAATGTGCCCTTGCAGCACCTGAGAGCGTCTCTTGAATTCCCGGTTGATCAACTGGGGTGTGAGGACAGTGTCAGCTGGTAGTCGCATCAGGGTGGCTCGTGTGGCCTCCCAGAGCATGGTGTCCAGCTCGTGCTCTTTTATTGGGTCCCCCAATTTACCGGCGAACCGAAATTGATTGAAGGGTGTATTCATATCTGACTGGAGGGATGCTATCTCGGCAGCCTCCTCCTTCACAGCAATCCTTTTCTCTATCTCATCAACCCGAGACCGCTCATTGGATGCCGCCTGTTGCGCCTCCTGAATGGCTCTCTTCGAGTCCTCACGGGCCTGCTCAACTGGGCTCATGAGGGAGTACTGCTCACGTCTATCGATCTCAATTTGAACTAGATCATCGAAGGACTGTTTGCCCTTAGTTAGTGTTTCCACCAATCCGGCAATTCCCTTGGATTCCCAAGAGGAGGAGAGGGTATCCGCGAGGGCGGCCTTCTCACTCATACCGGAACTATTGAGGGTAGCCAGTTCCTTACGTACATTATCACGCTCTAGTTGGAACTTACGCATTCCTGCGGCTTCCACGTAAGCCTTCTTGATCTTGGCCCTATCCTTGTAATCTACTACTAACTTCTGATCGGAGTCCTTGATCTTGAAGGACTCAGTGTCCGTTTCTACTGCGGCAATCTCAGCAGTAGTCTCATCCGACTCATCAGTGACCTCAATTGCGGCGGGCTCGTCGAAGTAGGACTCAGAATCATGGAGGTCTAGATTAGCCTCGTCATCTGTCTCGAAGTTATTCTCTGATTCCGATGTTCTACCTGCGTCTCCAGTTGAAGTGGTCTGAACCTCAGTGGATGCAGCTGCATCGGGGGACATACTGGTACCGGACTTCATGGCAGCTATCGCGGCCGAAAATGCATTATCACTCATGTTTGTGTTCTCCTTATTACTAATATCTCATATCTAATCCAGGTTGTCAATAGAATTCATACCTGCTATGAAAAGTATTATTCACATCAGGTATTCCTCTATGATATCAACCTAGCATATCAGTGGCTCCTGGGGGGAGAACCTCCAGTGGAGGGGCTCCGGTAGTGCCAGGGGTTTCAGCTGGGGTTCCCATGGGACCGGGAGTCCCGGCTGCCTGCTGTGGCGGGGCCGCTGCGGCACCCCTATCCCGTATATGCTTGCGAATTAGCTCCTTCTCTTCCGGCTCCAGGAACTGGAACTCCGCTGACATTACATAGCGCAGACAGAAGCCAATCATATTCTCGTGATCCTGGAATTCCTCCGGGGCGATATAGGCGCCAGTAGCTACCATCTTGTCAATAATCTCCCTCTGCCTATCATCTGCCAATTGAACCATATCGTCAATTACATCCAACTCACCCAACTTCAACATACCGATTATTACACGTGGTGGTATACCCGCCTTCTCCAATATGGGCATCATATTCATGATCTCCTGACGCCGTGTCATTGGATCGAGGGATAGGGAGGTGCCGTATTCTACAACGAAGTCGAAGCCGCCATCAATGGATGAGCCAGTCAGATCCAACACTTGGAAAGCCTTCTCATTACCGAGTACCTGGATGGTCCTCTCCTCAACCCAATGCTTACGTACTAGATCGAGTATACCCTTATATACGGCCTCCACCTGGGCTACGTACTTATTGAACAGGCGCCTTCTAATTAGATTTCCCTGGTTAGTAGCATACTGCATGGAGTATCCAGACTGTTCCCGGGACTGCTGCCCGAACATGGACTCATTAACTCCGCCCATATCATCGAGACCGACACGTGTCTGCTCTCTCAGCTGGGTTACAACCTGTGGGAGTGGCATTGGTTCCATGAATTTAGGCTCACCAGTATTACCTACATCCTTATTACGGAGTCGGACAATGTCCCAGGAGCTATTAGTGATGGACTCCTCAGCGAAGTCAATCCCGTCAGGGAGGATGAGGCGAGCAACCCCATGTGCCTGGAGGGCCTCAAGCATTAGGGAGTCAATTCTATTCATAAGGTCCTGGAGGGGGGCCTCGTACTCAAGGAAGGAGCGTCCCCATACCCGGTTAGGTACATCAATATCAGTCAGGAAGTGATAGGGGAGACGTGCGGTTGGTAGTCCACGGCGAACATCGACACCCTTCCTACGAGCCCTATCCCGCTCTGTAGTGGTAGGTGGTGTGATGAAGGAGAATGGGTTTGATGTAATGGGTTGTAGTAGGCGTCCATCTTCCAGACATACCGTATAGCGGCCTAGCATGGCATTGGAGGGGAGGCCCGTCTCCCAGTATTCGTATACAGTTAGGGATTCATTCTTCTCATGCCTACTGACTCCAGCGAGTACCAACCCGTTAGAGACGGATGCCTGCCCCCTCTCACTGAGTAGGGAGTTGAGTAGTTCCTTCTTCTTAGGCCACCTGTGTAGAGCCTCCTCGTAGGAGAGGGTAATCTCCTCGAATACATATCTCACTTGTGCACGTGTCTCTGCATCTGAATCAATTATCATACGACTGGGGTGTACACTAGTTACATCTATGTCCCCTTCCTGTATAACCTGTCCTGTCTTCTTAAAGCCAATTATATCACCCTTGAATGGGGACCAGATGGTTTTAATTATACCTGTCCCGTAGGTGAGGGTATTGAGGTTCGACTGGTCGAATACCTCCTGTAGATCATACTGACGTAGGGAGTGACGTAAGATTGCATCAGCTGCACGGGCAGCACGTCTATCCTCTGGATCTGAGGTGGATGGTCGTGGGATTGCGGTAGGGGGGTTGGCCGACATCTGGGCGTGGATGAAGCGTAGATTCTTGAAGGAGTAGTTAACTCCAGTCCTGGCCTCCTCGCGGCCCTCGGATGCATTACCATTCCCGTCAATCTCCACATTGTCCTCACTGCCGGAACTGCCGCCGCCCTCTGTATTGTAGGCGGTATATTCATTCCTCTCCCATTGACGGTTGAGGTGTCTCTCCTTGAATTGTCTCCCGAACTGGAGCCTATCACGTAACTTCTTCTTTGCCTGCGAAGGGGTCCACGAGTCCAACATCAACATCATTTATCTCTTTTATTAGTGTGGGATTTATACTGTTTCATATGACGCACATTCTGCTTCTCATCTTTGTATATGCGTATCTGCCTACTTAATATTGCGGACTCATTTCGTATACCCATCCATACTAAACCGAGGATCGGTATCAACAACACCTGACCTACTAATAGTATAACAATGAATGGTTCTAATGTCAATAGCTGATTCACCATACTCGTGCCCTTCTTATTCTTCTTACGGTTGGTAGACAGGGAGCCTTCTCATTCTCCTCCACTGGTCGTAGTACACTCATCTTCCTGTACCCCTGATATGTCTTCTTCTCTTGTTGCTCCTGTAACTCATCCCTCTTGAATGTGTTGAATAGTAGTTCCTGGTGTGTCACTTGTGAGTCCTTGTATATGACAGCCTCGGGTAGGTAGGAGCTGACATAATGGAAGCAGTCGATTAGATGGAAACGGGAGGCGCCTATTATCTTCCCAGTCTCTGGATTCCTCTCATAGGACATGACTTCATCTATAATGAGGTTGTTGTGGTCTGGGATAAATAACAACTGCCCCAGTAGTTCCTGGGACTCCCTAATAAATAAATCCTTACGACCCGGTACATTCTTCCCTTCAACCCCAACCCATTTCCTATTGAGGGAGGAGTCGGGCATGTTCGCCGCTTGGCGAATGAACCATGCCTCGTGGGAGTCGGCTATGCGTAGTATGACCCTGTAGTTGGCGAGGATCGATTCTACGGCCTCTATGATCAGGGTGGGGGCGTAGATACCCTCCACGTACCTGGACTCCACCAGATACCAGGGGCGTCTCTTCTTGGCGGAGTAGCGGCCACAGTTCACCGGCTCTGCTGTTGGGTCCTCCGCCCAGACGGTGAGACCTAATTTCGATTCAGTAGCGGGATCGGTAACTGCCACATGTCTCCACGTGAATGGATTGTAGTGTTCTGGTAGGGAGCCGCCATGCTCGTCTGGCCTGTAGTCATAGATCAGTCCGTCGCCGGCCATCCACTCACCGAAGAGGATGGCATTACGCATATCCTCGGAGTAGCCATCTAACTTATCTAATTCGGCCTGTATCCTATCTGCGAATATTGGGTTATCCAACTTAGACATCTGATACTTCTTGCCGATACTTGGATTACAGGAGTCCACAATCTTCTTGATCTGTACATTCCTGAACTTCGGCGTGAAGGTGGCGATGAAGTACCCTTGCCGAGCATCTACCCTTCTCTGTAACTCTTCAAGTATCTTGACAGAGGCGGGCATTTCGTCTAGCCATACATAGTGGGCGACATAGCCCTGCATATGCTTTCTGTTCTTGTCGGAGGAATCTGCGTGGGAGATGAATACAATGATGTCACCAGTTGTCCTGTGCTCACAATACTGGAGGGATTGACCCGCTCTCACCTCACGCCAGTCCTCGTGATTAAGGAAGGGCTTGAGTTTATTATTCCATAACTCCAGTTCCATCATCCTTCTATCCTGCCCGGCCACGATGATGGTCACCGGTCCCGTGCCCCAGGCAACCGGGCGAGTCCAGGTGGGGTGATTGTCATTTAGAATCCAGGCAATCTCCCTGGCTGGTGTGGCGGATTTCCCGGAGTTATGAGTTACCAATCCATTGGCGAGGAGATATAAATTGGTTTCTGAGTCAACATGGATATCATAGGTCTCTTCTATCCTTGGATTGGAGCCCCACTTAATTCCTAACTTACCGGGATTGGAGCGTTTGCCACCTAGTAGGGCATACTCCGGCCTCCACTTCTTCTGCGGGGAGATTAGATATTTATCTAATTCCGATAAGGCTTCTCGAACAAAGTGCACATTCCTTGTGTATGCAATATGTATCGGTCCATTCTTATACTTACTTCGGGCATCTGTTGTTCTATTCAAGGGTATCTGCCAGAGGGCTAGGAAGGCATATTCCATGGCATCTATTACAGACTCAGCCTGCATTCCTATATTTATAGAAACATGATCCTTCGCTGGATATACGGAGCCGTCCGTGTCTATAACTCCAGCTACAAACCTAAGGAGTGAGGAACGGTCCCATGTCTTTATTACGTCGAGATCCGCCATCTTCTCGTGTGCATATCTCCCATCACACCACTCCTTGTAGTAGGGGATATATTTATTCTGTAATTTCCATGTATAGTTCGTCTCATGTTGCCGTACAGCAGCAGTACTACCAATACACTCAGCGACTGCATTGGGGATTTCATTGTTTATAGAGGAGATATATATAAGATTAGACGACCCCTGCCGGGAGCATCCATCCCCGAGTAGGGCACCCAGTGCATATGCCTCTACAACATGTACATTACCTAGGGGAGCCTTGACGGAAACTCTACGTACCCTATCATCCCTCTGCATTTTATCTGCTTGAACTTCTTTAATTTTTCCGTATGCATCTTCAATTTGAAATACATGATTACCAGTGGAGGAGTTCCACTTCTTCCCTCTAATTGTGAGGTCGGCTACCTCCTTCTTTCCATTCTGGAATGTTTGGAGGACTTGTATGGGCTTGCCATGTTCACTGTATACCGTATCGCCAACTTGTATGTCTTCTATTCGTACCGGTCCAGCTGGGGTAGCCACCTCAGTACCGGAGGCTAGACACTGGTTACCAGCAACTACCCAACGGAATTGGAATTTACCTATGTCAGAGAATATCTCCTGCTGCTTACTGTTCGGCCTCGACAGGGGAAACCGTGGGTCGAAGCATCTCAGGAGAGAGTCAACCTTTAGGTTCTTCGCCGCGAGTAGGGCCGCATTCATTTGCTTTGGAGTTAACATAATACCTATCTGAGTTAATTGACCGTCTACTGGGGGTCATGCTTCTGGATAATACTGGTATGGAATTTAGGGTAGTTTTCCTTACAGAGGTGCGCCGGTTGGGTAGGGGATATCTGCATTATCCTCGTCGAGTTCAACCTCAACACCATTGATATCCTTCCTCTTCTTGGTCTTCCTGACGAGTCCTGTCCTCTTATCCTTACTTATTACATTATCCTCAACGGTAGTCTTATCTGCATCCTGCTGCAACTTCTCCTCATCCCCTACATACTTAGAGGGCATGTCCAATTGCTTCAGCAATTTGCGGATCTGTGCTCGTCTAATCTCATCCATTAGTATTAGTCCTCTCTTGTCCTCTCTGTACCTGTGCATTGGATACACGACAGCCGATTACAGTGCAGGTGTCCGCTACAGCGGAGACAACAACAACACGTCCGTATTGCTTGAGTGGGAACTTAGTTGCCATTGTAGAGGCATTTGGATTTAGTGCG